GCGCTTCAGGTCTTCCCGACTGGAAGTCAGCCCCCCGAATGCGAAGGGATATTTCTTCCGGCCCGGGGTGGGCGCTTCGCTGTCGTCGCAAATTCAACAGTACAACCTGTTTGTTGTTGGGCATCTTGAAGAAGATGGGGAAACTGTACAAACCTTTAGCGTGGTTGTGCCTGAACTTTTGGTTGTGAATTCTGACCGGCGTGATCGTCACGATCCAGAAACTGTCGGTTCGTCCTTGATAACATCCTAGCCATCGACCTATCCTCTCACCTGAGGGGCGGGAAATGGCAAAGAAAGCTTCCGAGCATAGTCGTTACGAAAGCCGTTACGGTGGTGGATGGGTTGCGCCGCAACAAATCCTCGCCGAGGTGATGTGTGAACGGCAAGCAGCCAAAGAGAAGACTTCTTTACCAGCCAAATTCTGGGAGTTGCCACGCTGGAAGAAGACATTTCTGCTCCAGCTTCGGTTGGTTCTCAAGCTTTTGGAAAAACATCATCCCTCTGTGATTTCCAGGGCCATCCGTTCACCGGAGGGTAAAAAGGTATTTTCTTTCGGTGCTCCTTTTTTCAAGGATGTGCTAGTTCGCGAGCAGGAAAAATACGATGCGGAAATAGCCAGTTTAGCTGCTGCCCCGCCACCACCGCCCCCGCCCGAACCAACCGCCGACACAGAAAAGCCAAGACCAGATTTTGCTCCCCGTCGTTCTTTGCGTAGTAAATTGGAGGATTTTGAGCGTGAGTAAGAGCAAGCAGGAAACCCACGACACGCAGTTGCAGAAGGAATTGGTCAAGCAGTACGGCGAAGGGGTGGCTGTCTCTGCTCGCGACATGCTTGAGGAAGAAAGCTCCAGGAAGATGGTCGTGCCGGTCGGCCCCGCATTGAATGTGGGTCTGCATGGCGGCATCCCCGAGGGATCTTGGATCACTTGTTCGGGCCAGCCGAAGACCGGAAAAGAGCAGCCTGTTTCTGCGACAGTCTACACGCCGAGCGGCCCCCGCAAGATTGGCGACATAGAGATTGGCGATGTCATCTGCCATCCGGATGGTGACACGGCAAATGTCGTTGGTGTTTTCCCCCAGGGGATTAAGCCGGTTTACAGGGTCACCTTTGACAACGGCGATACGGCCGAGTGCGGCTTAGAACACCTTTGGGAGGTTTCCGCAAGACTTCGCAAGAACACCGAGGTCATACCGCTCAAGGAATTCAAGGATGATCTGTACTACAAGGAGAAGAGCAATCGCTGGGGGCAGAGGCCCAAGTGGCATGTCCGTTTGACTAGTGCTGTCTCGTTCCGTCCTCGTCCCGTGCCTGTGCATCCTTATGTCGTCGGACTCATGCTGGGCAATGGGTCGATGGGCGAAAAGCAGTTGTGTTTTTCTGCTGCTGATCGTGAACTGGCCGTGGCCGTGGCGGACCATACTGGCTGCGAGATCTCTGCGGTCAAAGCCAACAATTATGATTACCGGCTGACCGGGGCCAAGCAACTTAAGACAGCCCTCAAGCGTTTGGGCCTCATCGGCAGGAATTCCCACACCAAGCATGTGCCCGACTGCTACCTGTACAATTCCGTCGAGGTGCGCCAGGCTGTTTTGCAGGGCCTGATGGACACCGACGGCACCGTCGACAAAACAGGCGCAGCAGAGTTTACCACCGTATCCCAGCGTTTGGCTGATCAGGTCAAGTGGCTGGTGCAATCGTTAGGCGGGCTGTGTTCGGTCAGGGCTTCACGGCGCATTTTCAACGGCAAGCTTTTCAGGTTTTATCGTTGCCATATTCGTATGGTCGACATGTCTTCGATTTTCCGCCTGCCCCGCAAGAAGAATCGTTGCCAGAAGCGCACGACCAACATGACCCGCAGGATTGTCGCCGTCGACTATGTGCGGGATGAGCATTCGGTTTGCATCAAGGTTGACCGTGAGGACGGGCTTTATCTGACCGATCACTTCATCGTCACCCACAACACATCGACGGCCTTGTCCTTCGCCGCCCAATGCCAGAAGCCGGAATACGGTGGTCGCCATGTTTACTACTTGAATATCGAGGGTCGTCTCAAGGAGATGAACCTGAAGGGGACCGCAGGCCTGAACCTGGACAAGTTCACCATCTTCCGGTCCACCCCCGAACGCATCCTCACCGCCAAGGACTACCTGACCCTGGCGATGAAGTGCATCAACACCGACCCCGGCTGTCTGGTCATCATCGATTCCGTCTCGGCTTTGTGTGACGAGAAGGAAATGGATGAAGGTGTCGGCTACGAGAATCGTGGTGCTGGCAACAAAATCTTCGCTGGTTTCTGTCGACAAGCCTCCAATGTCGTTCCAGTCCGCAACTGCTTTGTCTGGGCGATCCTGCACCTGACGCAGTCGCAGGGCATGTACGGCGGTTTTGTGGAAAAGGGCAGTCGCACTCTGCAATACCAGGCTGATGTTCAGATGCGTGTCAAATTTGACCGCGCCTGGAAGGTCGGGTCGGGAGGCAACGAAAAACAGATCGGCCAACAGGTCCATTGGCTGATCGAGTCCTGCGCCCTTGGCCCGCCCCAGATGGAAGTGGACAGCTACATCCGCTATGGCATCGGCATCGACCATGTTTACGAGGCCATCAACCTGGGCGCCCAGCTTGGTCTGATCGGCAAGGCCGGGGCGTGGATGAGCCTCGATTACATGGAGCGACACCTAGACCTGATGGGCGTCGACAAGTGGAACGATGAGGCGGTCAAAAGGGTCAAGACTCAGGGGGCCGAAAAGCTGTACAAGCTGCTCCAGGACAATCCTTCGTGGATTGCCGCCCTAGAGTCCGAAATCAACGCCATGCTGCGCCCGTCATGAAAGTGAAAGGCCTTGATGGGAGGACCTACACTTGGTCCTTCACGGGGAGGTCGCACTCCGGGGCCGAAACAGCCCCGGCCCGTTCTGGCCTGCATGGTCGGGTCAGATCCCTGCTGCGGAAGATCTACCCTGTCGACCGGATCATGGAGGAGGTGGGTCTGCCCGGGTCAAACGGCCTTCGGGTGGACTTCTACCTTCCCCTCCGCAACTTGGTGGTTGAGGCGCACGGCGAACAGCACTATCGTTTTGTGGCCCACTTCCACGGCACCCTGATGGGGTTCTTGGAATCCAAAGCCAGAGACCAGAAGAAAATTGAGTGGTGCCTTCTGAATGGCATCCAGGTGATTGAGTTGCCTTACAACGAGGAGGATGAGCAATGGGAGAAGAGGTTGAGGGAGTGAAGTCTGCTTCCCAGTCTGCCGATGAGATGCTGGACAATTACGAGAAGCTGGTTCTTCCCGGCAATGATACGGGGGCGATGCGGTACATCAACGCCACCCAGCATGAGCTGAACGCCATGTCTGCCGAGGAATGCAACGAGGCCGCTGTCATGTTGACATGCCTGGCCTTCCATGTGGCCAAGGCCTGCAACAAACTGCGCGCAAAGATTCGCTATTGCAATGAAGCCATCCTCAAGTGTATTGCCAACAAAACGGCGAACTACAGATACAACTCCCCGGACGAGAGAAGGGCGTTGGCCATTCAGGAAGACGACTTTGCCGCCAACATGAAGAAGCAAGAGGTCTCTCTTTCTTGTCGGCTGGAAAGGATTGATTATTTGTCACTTCGGCTTGAAAAAGTAGCCGATATGTTTGCATCTTTGGCCGCAACCAAACGGAGACAGCAATGAGCGACAAGGAGCTTTTGAAAAAGATGGCGATGGCCATGGCTTCCGAAGACTGGGCGACGGTTGCCCAGGTGGCTTCGCAGATGGCTGGCGGGACCACGACCGAACCCGCGCCTGAACCAAAGAAGGCGACCAAGGCCAAGAAGACGGCAAAGGTGGCGGAACAACCCGCCCCCGCGTCAACGAACCAGTTCAAGGACGACTTGTCTCTGGAGAAGGGACATATCGCAACAGACAGGAAGTTGAACAAGAAGATTCGTCCGGCAGCCCGCAGGCCCCCGTCTCAAAACCTGAGGATGGTCGATGTTGTCTGCCCAAAGTGCAACAAGACCCATCAGGTGACTGCGGTGCAGGCTTCGATGCGGCGAGACATTGATTCTGGGGTGGTTTGTGCTGGTTGTCTGAGGAGGGGGAGATGAATCAAGATCCGGCAGCGGAGAGGGCTGTTTTGGCGGCTCTTCTCAAGGGTGGTCACGAGGCGTGGGTGGACGTCTCGGATGTGCTTTCTGCGGCCTGTTTCACTTGTGGAACAAACGCCGTCTACTATCGTTGCTTGGAGAAGGTTCTGGCTGAACCCAACTCCAAAGCGGACATACCCTCTATCGTGTCGGCGGCTGGCACGCTGGGGTTTGCGGATACATTCAAATCCCAGGAGGAGCAGAAATATCTGCGGGCCTTGGCGGTCACGCCGGTTGAACCATCCAATCTACGCCGGTTGGCCGCACGCCTGGTCAAATTGCACAAGGCCAACGAATTCTCCGAGGTCATGAAAGATTCGGCAGAGAAGCTGGCGAATATTTCTGGCGACGAGACCCTTGGGGAAATCCTGGGGATTGGCGAAGAGGCCGTCTTCAATTTCGTCGGCAATCTGGGCAACCAGTCCGAAAGCCTGGCCCATATCTCCAAGGACTTGGACGAATACATCGATTACCTTGCCGCCAACCCGTCGGAGGTGATGGGGATCTCTTCCGGTTTGCCGCAGTACGATGCGGCGATCGGGGGTGGGTTCCAGCGCGGCACGGTCAATGTGATCGGTGCTAGGCCGAAGACTGGCAAGACTCAGTTGGCTGACAACATCGCCCTGCATGTCGCCTCCAAGCTGAA